AAGGCCGGGCTGGTGGCGTGGCAGCGGGTGCACGTCGACACGGTGGCCAAGGCCGCGAAGGTGGCGCAGCGCCGCAAGGCCACCGAGGTCACCGAGGCGCAGGCCGTCGTGGACTTCTGGCGCAGTGAGCGCGTGCGCATGGGCGACGCCATCAAGGCGTGGGTGCCTCGGTCGTTGGAGTAGCGCGGCGCGGGGCCACAGTCCGAAAGGTCATCCCGCGGTACGGACGACCGCTGACCCGCACACGGCGCAGCGTCCTGGCGTTGAGTCCGAGTTGCAGGGCAACCGCCTCGGCCGCACCCGAGGCCAGCACAGCACCGGTCCTGGCGTCGGTGACCTCGACGACAGAGACGCGGCGGTCTCGCTGCGGTGGCCTAGCCAGGGCGTACTGCTCGGCGCTTGCCTTGCGCACGTTGTAGAGGTTCTGGCCTTCGTCGATGGCCTGTTGCTCCGCAGCGGCCAGCGCCTTTCGGTCACCGTCAACACGGGCCAGCACGGCGAACAGGAAGGCGTCGGGCCCGTGCTCGGTCCAGTCAGCTTGCAGGGCCGGACATGCATGGTTGCCCTTGTACAGCCGATGCTGGTGCATCACGAACCGGCGCTTGAGATCTGTGCTGTGGCCAATGTAGCGCTTGCCGTTGGCCAGACATACGATTGTGTAGACACCCTGGTTGCTCGTCATCCAGAGGGGTGTGCGTTACCGGACACCCTTGCCCGATAATGTCCTCACAATGCCGAGCTGAAGTGTTCACTGCTATTGTTCACCGGGACGTCGGGCTGTAGCCTGTGGCCGCTCGCTGTCGCCATGCCTCACGGCGCGGGCAGTGTGCGGCAGCCGGACCCCCCCACCGGCTGCCGCGCGGTCTCAAGAGACCAACGTGTCGTCGTACTCGTCCAGGGCTGCCTGGCGTCGGATGCGTTGCTCGTCGGGCCGGAGCGCATCGGCCACCTTCGCCAGCGCGCCCGCGGCCGCACCCAGGCCTGCCTGGTTGGCGTCGGGCTTGATGCCGCTGTAGTCCAAGACGATCTTGCACGCTGCTGTTGCGTCGCGGTTGCCAGTGCGCTCGTTCTCTATGATGGCAACCAACCTCTTGGCTGCGGTCAAAGAGTGCTTTGCCAGGAACGCTCTCACGTCCTCGTTGATGCCGATGGCCTCAGCGTGTGGATCAGCAAGGGAAGACGGGTCCCACGGTCGTGACGTCGTGCCGACGCGTTGTCCTGCCTCGCGCTTCTTGACGAGAGGCCTGGCTTTCTCACTGTTGAGTGGTTTGACCATGCAAGATCCTCACGTTTCGGCTGTTCAACAGTGCAAATACCATGCAGTTGTTTCGGCTATGAAGACCGTTGGCACAGTCCTTGGTCCACGGTGTAGATCGGATTCATTGTGTCTTAGCCTGTCGCTTCGCTTTCTTCTTGCCGAGCCACACCGTTTCAGCGACGAGCCGCACCGCTTCCTTGACGAGGTCGGGATTGCGTAGCGAGTAGAAGCGGAGGCCACTCTCGCTACGCCAATCCACGAGATTGAGGTCACGGAACGCGTCGACGATCGTCGTGGCGCCCGCCGGGGTCATGTTGAGGACACCGGCCAGGTCCACGATGCACAGCTCAGTGCGGGCAAGGACGACGAGGGCGCGCAAGCGATTGCCGTTGGCGAGGCAGTGAAAGAGCCGGCCCGCGCGGTCCATGTCGTCAGCCGTCGTGATGGCGTCGAGCGCAGCCTCGACAGCCTCGGGATCGCGCGCCCAGATCTCCTTGTTGTTGAGTTCTCGTGGCTTGCGTGTCCGAGGCATCGTCGGGCGTCACTGGGCGGCGTCGCGCTGCGGAGCGCGATGCACGATGCTGTAGATCGCCCTATTCGGGACGATGAGTTGTTGTTCGTCTGGGTGGATGGGGTCGCAGTGCGCCAGTCGCACAGTGACGACGTCACCCACGCCCACCTTGATGGCCTCGTGGTCGTCCTGCACATCACTGGTCGCAACCACCGTGTACAAGAGCGCCATCGTCCCGCGCACCTTGGCGGTGGTCTCGATCAGCCCCGTGTTCTGCGGTGGCTGGATGGGTGCCAGGACCGAGCAGTTGGGTTTGACGACGACGTGGTCATCGGGCTTGAACCCTTGGTAGTAGACCCGGCCCACCTGGAAGTCGGTGATGGTCATGCCTTGACCTCGGGCAGCCGCAGCAGCGTGATGGTCGCGCCGTCAAAGTCGATGAACCGCAGGATCCGCAGCGTCGTCAAGCCGTCGTTGATCACCGTCGAGGGCAACCGGCGAAACAGCTCGTTGACGTGGAGTCGGTGCTCTGCGTCCACCAGCGCGTAGATCGACAGCAGCAGCGCACGCGGCACGAAGTGCGTCGCGGCTCGTTCGGGTGGCGCTCTGATGTCGACGAACCACGAGCTGATGAGCTGCTTGGTCTCGTCGCTGAGCGCCGGGATCGCCAGCGGGTCCCTCGTGGCCGACGACGTGTCCCCGTCGACGGCCTTCACGTCATCTGGCGGCGGTGGTGGTTCGACGTCGGCACCGTCCTGGGCGCCCTCGTCGGTGGCCGTGTCCTCGGACTCGTCTTCGGCCTCGGCCTTGTTGTTCTCGTCGCTGGCTGCCGGGTCGTCGAACTTGCGCACGCGCTTGGTCATGGCTTGTACCTCGTCGTGAGAGTGCCGGGCGGGTCACTCGGCGCAGGCTTTGTCCTCGTCGTGGTCGTGCTGGGCGCTGGCGCGCTCGACCGACCGCCGGTGATCGACATCGGCCAACAGCAAGTCCAAGGTGCCGCGGATGAGGAGCAGGTCCGTGTCGATGGCGTCGAGGCGCAGTCGCATTGCGTGCAGGACTTCGGCAGTGGCGTTTGGGCCCATCAAGATGGCCTCCGTGATGTCGAGCGGGGTGACGTCGTGCGGGTCGGGCTGAGTGACGAGCTGGTGACCGGGGCGGGGTCGGTGGCGGCGCTCGACGCGCACCGTGTGGTCGCGGCCGACGACCAGGTGCTGGCGCGCCGAGAGCCAAGCCAGGGCCGGTTGGAGCACGTCGGCGGGTACGTGCTGGGCCAGGACCGAGAGGGGCACTGTGGCGCTCTGTGGTTCGCCCAGGACCGTCGCGAGCAACAGGACTGTGAGACCCACGAATTCGTCGGCGGTCTTGGCGGACGGTAGGCGCGACCTCGTGGTGTACCAGCCAGTGACGTCCAGGAGCGCCTCGGCCGCACCCGTGCTGATGCGCTGGTGGTCCGCGGCCGCGGGCCCCAAGCTGTAGTGGAGCTGTCGAGGGACGAGGCTGTCGAGGCTGAGGCTCATGCGGGCAGCACCAGTGTCGTCGGTGCGCTCGACGACTCGGCCATCGCGGCCATCCGCAAGACCACGCGCATCACCGGGCCTGGGGCGCGCCCACTGGCCAGGACGCGGCCGGTGCGTGGGCACCGTTCTGGGATGACGTGCAGGACGCCCTTGGCCGCCAGGTGCACGGCGTGCGCAGCCTCATAGGTGCTGTGCAGTCCGAGCCACAGCAGTCGGCCGCAGTAGCGGATGTACGCGGCCCATGCGTTCTCTCGTCGACGAAAGCTGCACCCGCTGGCGTCGTCCCGATTCCAACTGTTCTCTTGGATCGTGACGACGCGCAGGTTGCACCGGCGATTGTCGAAGGTGCACCCATTTCGATGATCGATGACATAACCGTCCGGGGGCGCGCCCAGGAGGTAGCGGCCCAGCGCGATGCCACGCCGGTGACCGACGTTGCCGATGACCTCAAAGGGCCGGTCGTGGCGCCGCTTGGGGCTGCGCTTGACGCGCCACGTCCCTTTGCTGACCAGCGGCGCGTCCGCGGCGTCGATGATGGCGACGTGCAGGCCGTACAGCTTGCTGCGGATGATGACGCGGGCGGTCCGGCCGCCTGGCCCGATCTCGATGCGGTTGCCTTTGTGGTAGTCCATGCTCGTGTGCCTCGCTGACCTGGGGTTGAGCGAGGGTGCCCACGGCGATCGGACACGTGCCTGCGATTCACCGTCACGGCCCACGGCGACCGCGCCCACGACGTCACTTCGCCATGGCCGAGCTGGAGATGTCGCTGCGCGGGGGAAACGCCGCGCGCCGGGCACGAACCCCTCCGTGCCCGGCGCGCTTGCCATCGACGTCGACACCAACCCGAGACACGTCACTGTCGACTGCACGATGACCATGGCCACGGTGGCGCGCTGCGCGCCCCTCCGCAACCGGGTACAGCTCGGTGACGTCGCCATGACGTCGATGGCGGCCACCTAGCCAAGTGCGGTGAGTGGGCTGATGGGCGAAGCCCATCGCCCACCGCGCAAGCGCAAGTGGCAGTGGAGCTACCGCTACGCTTTGACCAGGACGTCATGGTCATCACGGACCCACGCGTACCGCACGACGGACTCGTCTCGACGTGCAGGCAACGTGGTGAACCAGCGACGACGACGGCGGACCCGCACCCAACGCACGGTGGGCACCTCGACGTTGAAGCGCTCGTCTTCAAACACCAGCTCTGGTGTCAGCGGCGTCGGTTGCCCGTCTGCGCCGATGTGCACAGGCCGAGGCAGTCGGGTCGCCAGGTACCTGCCCGCCGAGACGTCGTCATGGAACTCATGCCGGGGTGTTGCGCGGCGCCCTTTGAGCTTCGACTTCCGTCGTGGAGCCGGCTTCGGACGTCCCCACCAAGCGCCGTGAAAGGCGCACCACCGCGCCGGCACCTTGCGCTGCGCGCTACCGCTGCCAATCGAGAGGCGCACGAGATCTCTCAGGTCGCTGTCACTGGCATGCAAATGTGGAGGAGGGCCATCGTCGTCACCGACCGTGCCCACGCCCTTCAAGACGTAGCGCGAAACCTGCTCCGCAGTGGTCCTGACTGGTTCCATCCTGATGACGGCGGTCTTGCCTAGTATCCGAGACCACGTGTTGACGACGTCAGAGAGTAGCTGGCGCTCACGCGCAACGACCACGGCCGTCAAGATGTGGGCGTGGAGGTGAAGGCCACCGCGCTCAGTCCACTTGGGCTCGATCGCTGAAAACCACCCAGCATCATCGTGAACACCCTTGCCGACGAGGCGCAGCCAGCTCGCGCTGGCGAAGAGACGTCGGAGAGCGTCGGTCAGGAAGTGGAAGCGGGAGTAAAGGTCTCTCGGCCCAACATCTTGCGGCACCGTGACGACGAGAGAGCGGCAGCGGCCTCCGGCCTCCCCCACGCAAGCCGTCAATGCAGTGTGCTGTTCATAGCGGGCAGTGGAGCACCAAGGACACCGCGGGACACTACAGGCAACGTGCTCGCGCACGACCTCGCCCTGGTCAGTGGAGACCAGCTCTCCGCCCACGATGAACATGACCGCCTTGCCGCACGCGGCGAGTCGGTGGGCACTGGTCTCATCGCCCATCGCGATGTGAGCGTCTTGCAGTCGGGACGAGGTCAACGCACGGAGCACGTCAAGGGACTCGTCGTGGGCGTCGTGCGCTGCGCGCGTTGCTGGCGAATGCATCTCGTGGCCTCGTGCCCTGACCACTGCCCGGGGGTTTGGGTAGTGAGGGTGATCAGGGGGAGTAGGGATACGAGAGGACTACGTGCGGGACCAGGGACTCAGCCCCGGTGACGACGACGATCTGCAACACGTGTGGAGCGCGTTGATTGATCGTCGTCGTCGTCACGGATCAGCGCTACCCGCGCGGCCTACGGGAGCGCGTGGGCGCTGGCTCCGCACGACCCTCAAGGACGTGGCTGAGGTCCTTGCCTGCGTGGTCGTGCAGCCACTGCACAGCCAGCACGTAGTGCTCGTGCCGCCAGCCCGCGCGCTTGGCACCGACGGCCTTGACGAGGGCGCCGTTGACCCCTTGCCAGAACTCGCCACTCTGACCGTCGCGGTGTGCCTGCGCAGCCTCGTCGGCAAAAGCGTACGTCAGCGCCCGCGAGAACGACTTGCGCACCAGCGCGATCGCCTGCTTCTTGGTGGCCGGGATCAACTGGATTGCCTTGGCCGTCTCCAGGTCGTCGACGCGCTGATCGATGACCTCGACGCGCCTAGCGACCTTGGCCACGTGCCGCTGCAACAGCGCCTGGTTCTGGGCGACGAGCGCGAGCGCAGCCTGTGCGTTTGCGTTGACCTGGTCGAGGTCGTCCAGGTCGTCGTCGTCAGAGGCCACCGAGTAGCTGCCGGTCCGCCGGATGCTCGGCAGCACCTCGTGGGTCACCCAACGCTGGAACCGCTTTGCCGTGGGCTTGTCGGAGCGAGCGATCAGCTTGTAGAGGCCAGCCTCGCTGACTGTGCGGACCTCCTGCGGCCCACCAGGGGTAGGTGCGGAGCACCTACCCTTTTCGTCGGGGTCGAGGCGCCTGAGAGCGACGTGGGTATCGCCGATCCCGAGGCACGCGCAGGCGTCGACGGCGATGAACCACGGCTCGTCGTCGACCATGACCATGCGCAGCTCCTCGCCGCGGAAATCAAAGGTCTGAAGGGCGGTCATCCGCGTCTCCCTCGTCGTGGCGATCGTGCGACAGCAGGCCGTCGACGACGGCACTGATGAGCGCCTTGGCTGCGGCCCTGCGGTCGCTCGCGTCCGACAGCGCCTCGTGGATGGCGAGGATCGCTACCTGGACCGGATTGAGGTCCTCGTCGCCATCGTCGTCGGTCGGTGTGTCCTCGTACTTCTGGAGGCGGGCGTGGACGTCGTCGAGGACGTCCGTGACCTTGTCGTCGCTGGACATGATCTCTCCTTGCCGCGCCGTGGGCGCAGCGAGTGATTGCGGGTTGTCGGTGCCGCACGAGCAAGGAGAGGGGTTCGACTCGGTGGCGTATTGCGACATAGAGCAGAGCGAGCGTCTGTCAAGCATTACCGAGCAAGTTTACACCGCTGTAAAGGGCTCGTTGACAAGGTTGGTCGCAGTGATCGGGGAAGATCTCCATTGCCGTAAGACGTGTCTGGACCTAGCCCCGAATCCAGGCAGTCCGCAGCCGTAATGCGGCACGTGACCTCCCGGGGCGCCCTGTCGTGGCGAGGGGAGGCAGCCCGGCCAGCGGCCAGGGCACGACAGCGACCCGTCCGAGGGTCGACCTACCGCGCGGGCCCCCATCCGTGCGGCGTGCGTCCAGCTCTAGCTGGGCGATGGGCACCGGGCGTTGGGTGCCTCCACGTGGCCATCTGGTGCGCCCGCGCGGCGCGCCGTGGCCCGGTCCCGTCGTGCCTGTCCCCGGTCGTCCCCGTGCTCAACCCATTGGCGCAGGGCGCCGCTGCCTCGCTGGCGGCGGCGCTCAGCTCACCCACGCCCAGGTCCCGCAAGCCCCGGGCAACCACCACATTGCGTGTCCCTGCAACGCAACCTACCCCACGCAGCAGGAGGCGCTCCCGCACTGGACGGCAGCGCATGGCAACAACGACAAGAGGCGAGGCGACCGAATTCCCTGGGATCTACCGAGTAGAGCCTGGCGTGTACTTGGTCATCGCGAGAGTACAGAAGCAAGGTGAGCGGTCATTCAAAGAGGAGAAGGTCACTGGGTCAATCAGCGATGCGAGAGACAGACAGGCTGTATTGCGTCGAGGACTGACAAGCGCCGCTGCCCACAAGGTGGTGACAGGCAAAAACAGTGACCTGGTGTCCGCGTTCCTGGAGAAATGGAAAGAGGACACTGGATTTACGACATGTGCTCCGTCTAGTCAGCAGCGGTACCTGGAGCACATGGAGATGCTGATCCTGCCCTACTTCGGGTCGCGGTCAGTCGGTTCTTTGACAAAAGACGACCTGGCCGAGTGGTTGGCCTGGGCGCCCAAACAGAAGACGAGCGCAGCCAAGCGCTACAGCAAGGCCACGCTGCAAGGTGCATGGCGGACGCTGAGCGTGTTCATGCGCTTCGTGTGCCGGAAGGCGAACCTCCCCAACCTCTTCGACAGAACCGTCCGGTTCAAGATCGAGGTGGCCGGCCTGCCGAAGATGAGGCCGACGCCGACGCCGAACAAGCCAGAGCTATGGCGCTTCCTCGACGCGCTGGAGCGCGTGCGCCTCCGTCGTCACCCGAACCCGCGCGAGTGGCTGAAGGTGCGGACGATCCTCTACCTGACCGCGATGAGCGGTGCGCGCATTGGAGAGGTCACGGCGCTGCACAAGGAGGACGTCGACTTGGTCCACGACGTCATCCACATCCACCGGTCGAACAACAAGGGCAACGTGCGCGACACGACCAAGACGGAAGGGTCCACGCGGTTCGTTCCCTTGGACCCGCGGGCCAAGGCGCTGCTCCTGGAGTACCTCAAGGGCTGGGCGCCCTCGGCCAAGTGGGGCGCCATGCTGTTCCTGTCGCAGCGGGGCACGCCCCTGGCCAGCAAGAGGTTCAGGACCATCATGGACAAGGCGTGCGAGCTGGCCGAGCTGCCGAGGATCACGCCGCATGCGTTCCGGCGAACCGTGGTCAACACGGTCCGACAGCACACAGGCGACAAGGCGGTGTCGATGGCCATCGCGGGGCACACCACTGAGACGATGCACCTGCACTACTCCACGGCCGAGATGGCCGAGAAGCGCGCGGCGTTGTCGGCTGCCGTGTGGCGTGGGCCGGCCCAAAGTGGTGGGGAAAGTGGTGGGGCATATAGTGGATCCGCCTGATCCCATCGGCGGGCCCATGAAAAAACCCAGCGTTTCCGCTGGGTTTTGGTGCCCGAGGCCGGACTTGAACCGGCACGCCCTTGCGGGCACCGGATTTTGAGTTCTCGCCTGACCTCCTAAGTAGCTGTAATCACAAAGGCTTTTTGCAACTATCCCTCGAAAAACGCGGGTAGCGCCTCCCGCAGAACCTTTGCAATTTCAACTGCTTGGATGGGCACCGTGGGCAGGTGGTGGGGAAAGTGGTGGGACATCGCTTGGGGCCCAAACTAAAATTGGCGACCCTCATCGCGCCGCTGTCGGCGCCCGACGGCGAAGGTCCTGAGTCAGATGGCCGCGTAACCCAACCGTGGACCCTACGGGTGCTCCCACTTGTAGAAGTCGTCCCGCGCGGCGTGCTCGTAGGCCTCGGCCAGCTCCTCATAGAGGTTCTGCGGATCCTCGTGCGGGCTACGGAACGTGATGTGCGCGTGGATCAGGTGCTCGATCTTGGCCTGGAGGTTTCCGCTGTCGATCTTGACCTCGTCGTCCATGCCGGAGGGCAGGCTGTTCTGGAACGGTGACTTGCCGTTGCTCTTGTAGATCCTCTCGTACCGCGACCGTTCCGGCACGCCGCGTTCGAAGCCCTCGATCATCGTGACGATGTCCCTGGCCTCCGCAAGCGCGTCTTTGGCGTCGTAGCTCCGCAACTCACTGCGGGCGATGCGATAGAGCCTCTTGAGGTCGTGCGTCGTCAAGAGGGTCTTTTTGTCTGCGAGACGTTCTTTCCAGATCTCGACATTCTCTGCGGAGTCGGTCGCATCAAAGCACAATCGATAGCTCTCAATGTCGTAGGCGTGGCCGATCAACTCTTTGAGTGCCAGCTCCACTGTGTGGCGTTGCATGTAGAAGACGGGCAGCACCAACTCACCCAGTCGGCCGGCTTCCTTCGCCGTCTTGAACAGGAGAGCGCACGCAACCGCGTAGGACTGTAGGTAGTCCGGCTTGGCAAGGAACCCTCGGATGGTGACGGCCCCAGTGTCGTCGACCCACGGCTGGAAGTCGGGGACCTCCCGGTCCAGGAGTCCTGTCACTTTCGGCGTCTCTTCAGTCATTGGAAGCCCCCTGAGGCCGAGGCTGCCCCCCCGTGTTAGCGCTACGCAAGGCGAGGCAACCCCTGCAAGCAAACTTGCAGGGCCACGACGTCGTAACTTTGGCGTCTTCCCCGTTGTGCGGCGCACCACGCATGGCATCTGCGCCCCGCGCCATCTCGGCGCCCTGGGGTCATCGCATGAAGAACAAGATCACCATCGCCATCGTCGTCGCCATCATGACTGCCGCCGGCGCTGCCCTCGCCCAAGCTGGCCGCGCTGGCGCCTGCATGTACGGGCGTGAGGCGTGCGGCTGCTCGGCCAAGGGTGGCGACCTCATGTGCGGGTACCAGAAGTGCGCCATCGGTGGCGTCATGGTCACCGTCGACTACTGGATGGAGTGATCGCCATGCGCCGCGCAGCGATCGTCGTCGGCGTGCTCGCCGTCCTCGTCCTCGGCCTCGTTCTGCTGCGCACCGACGCACCGAGCGTTGAGGTGCAGGCCGATGCTGGCGAAGCCGTGGGCCAGCACGTCGACACGCCCACGTCGACCACGAAGCGCGTGGCGACGGTGGCGAAGGCCGCCGTCCCGCTTGCCAGTGAGCACGTCACGATCCCCAAGGGGATGCTCGCGTGCGACCCCGCCGCTGCGGGCTGTGGCACGTGCAAGTCAAACGCGGACTGTGGTGACGACGGGTACTGCGGCATCGATTGGGCGACGCGCGCGCCTGCCTGCATCAGGAGTAACTGCCGCGTCGACGCCGACTGTAAGAAGGGCGAACGCTGCGCGTCGGCCACCATGAGCGAGGCCGGGTCGACCATCACGACGTGCCAGGCCATCGGTCACGCCAAGGTTGGCGAGGGTTGCGGCATCAACGACGGTGATGAGCGCTGCGCTGAAGGCCTCGTCTGCCTACGCGGCCTCTGTGGTGCGTCATGCGCTGGCAATCAGAAGTGCCCCGCCGGTTACGGTTGCACGATGACCTACGATGGTTTCGTGTGCGACCGCTTGAGCTGTGACGACGTCAAATGCGAGCACGGTTACTCGTGTCGCGAAGGCATGTGCTACTCGACGGCGTCCGTGGACTGCTCGAAGCCCAACGCGTGCAAGCCTGGCGAGACGTGCTCTCAGACCGGCTACGGCAATCGCTGGGAGGCACGGTGCCGCACACCGTGCAACGCCGACAACCCTTGCGAGGCCGGGTCCGAGTGCTCACCCCTCACGGGCACGTGCCTCAAGACCTGCCGCCAGGGTCACGAAGAGGACTGCACCAACGGCGACAAGTGCATGTATCTGGAAACCATGACCAACTGGGCCTGCGACGCACCGAGCGGCATGTTCTGACGACGTCACCGAGGCGCGGCTCCGCCGATACGATGCTGGGCGCGGTCAAGCACGCCCATCATCGTCGACGTCGCAGCGCCGCGGAGCCGCACCCGCGCACACCGATGGCATCAGGTGCGTCGAGGCGCGGCTCCGCCGGGGCCCGCACCCGTCTGGACATGACAGGGAGCCCTCGTGCCGCCGCCAGGTTGATCAGGCCTGGCGCTATATGCTGCTCCAGCCGAAGCCAGAGAACGCTGTAGACTTGGTGCCGTGAACGGCCTGGGTGCCACTGGGGCTTGTGTGTCCCTACGGGACCGTGGTGCCACTAGGGCTTGGTGCGCCGAAGCGCCTGGGTGCCTTACAGGCTCTTGGTGGGCGTCACGACGTTCGGCCCTATGTGGATTTGGGTACGTGGTGGCGCTAGCGCCGATGGTGCCCCTACGGGGCCAGGTCCGGGTGCCCCGAGGGGCTATGTCAGGGGTGCGGTCGTCGACGGTCATCGCAGGGGCCCGAAGGCACGCCCTGGTTCTCGTCGGGGCCGACCCCTTGCGGGGAATCCAGTCGTGCGTTGGGAGAAGGACTATTCCCTTACGGTGAAAACCATATCAGGCACGTCCACTATTACTATGCAAACCAACGCTCGCCTGGGCCGAGGGCTGCCTATCGCAGCGCGCGAGACCAGGCAAGCACTTTGGGTCGCAGTCTACAGCCGGGCTACCCAACACAGAGACTCCGGCTGTACCTCCTTCCACTCTTCCGAAGATCGAGATCTCGATATTGTCAGCTCGTAACGACAATTCGGATCGACTCGTCTTCGGGATCTCGGCCGTTGTTGATCAGAAGCCGAAACGACGTGTTGACGGTGACGTCCCCTGGGGCTGGAACGTCACCGTCGACCGAGGCCTCTCAGCGCTTCGTTCGGTGGTCAGCGATGTACTTCCTACCCGCCTTCACCAGGTCAGATCCCGAGAACGAGAGGCCAGCGAGGGCCGCGGTCATCGCGTTGGGGTCGACGCCCGCGGCCTGTGCCTCGGCCTTGAGCGCGCCCAGCTTGCCACCGAGTCGAGCGTCGACGCCGATGTCCCTCGCGCTGTTGCCGGTGAAGGGCTTTGTCTTGGGCTTGCTGGGCCCCGTCGTCGACGCACCAGTGCGTGCCGTTTCGGCCTCGCTTGGCCCGGTGAGCAGCTCCAGCGGGTTGGTGATCTTGGACGCGCCCGATGTGATGATGTCGACGAGACCTTTGACCGGCGCAGCGGTCTCACCGAGGACGATCTGGTCAGCCTTGCTCGTGTCTGACGAGGGCTTCACCAGCTCTGGTGTCGTCTTGTTCGCAAAGCGCGGGTCGGGCGAAGCCCCCGGGGCTTTGCCCAGCGCCTCGTCGATGCGCGGGCCGAGGTCCTTGGGCAGCTCCCAGAACGGGCTGTAGTTCTGGAAGTTGTGCTGGGCGCGCACGAGCATGTCGCGCTTGAGGTTCTCGCTCGCGAGACGGAACGCTTCATCCGTGGTGTAGGGCGAGATCAGTCCGTCGACGAGACGTCGTGCGTCGCCATCGGTAACGTTGAAGTTGCCGTTGGCCGTGCGCATCATCAGGTTGATCAGCGCCTCGCTGTCGCGCAGGTACTCCTGTTGCGCGGGCGTCACGCGCATCTTGCGGCCCACGTCGCGGATGACCTCACCGATCGTGTCGAGGTTAAAGGGCAGCTTGACGGAGTCCAGCTCGTGCTTGAGCACGTCCTGCAACTCGGGCGTCCAGCCGGAGTCCTTTCGTTTCTGCGCGTTGAGGTCCATGCGCCGGGTGATGTCGAGGACGGACTCGAAGTCGTCGACCTGCTTCTGTTCGACCTTCTGCTTCTTGTTCGCCTTGGTGGCGTCCTCGATGGCCTGCGCCACGGAGGACTGCACGAGCACAGCGTTCTTCGGATCGGTGATGTCGATGCCCGCGTTGGCCAGCGCCTTGAGGCCTTCGGAGCGCATCGCGTTGTTTGCCTCGGTGACCAGGTCGGGCGTGGCGTCGAGCTGGAGCCTGGCCGTGTACTTCTGGATCGTGGGCGTGATGGCGTTCTGGGCAATGGCAGTGAACTGCTTGCCTAGCGAGCCCTCTGCGCCCGCGGCCTTCGCGGCCTCTGCGTTGTTCTTGTTGATGGTCGACTCGCCGATGCGGCGCTCCAGGTCCAGCTTCTGCGCATCGCGGAACGCCTGGAAGGCCTTTTGCTCGGTGTCGCGGCGCTGTCCCTTGATGGCGTCGACGAGTCGACCACGATGGAAGTCGTAGTTGTCCTCGGGGATGCCGACGAGCTGCGACAGCCACGACGACTGGCCGGGCTTCTGGCCGCGCTGGCCGAGGTAGCGGTCAGCCTCTTGCTCTGGCGTCATTGCCCAGTGGATGGGCGTGGGCTCCGCGAGAGGGGCCGGCGGTGGGACCTTTGGGCGTGTCGCGGTCGTCGTGGTGGTGCGCGAGGGCAGTGGCGCCACCGCATCTTGGGCAGCGAGGATCTGATCCTCGGGCAGGCCTTGCAGCTTGTTGGCGATGGCTGTGCGGGTGCGCCGCAGCCCGAACGTGTCATAGACGTTCTGCGCGTAGGCCTCGGCCTGGTCGTCGGTCGCACCGAGCTGACGACGCCACCGCGCTTTGAAGGCGTCGCGGGTCTCGCCCGGCAGCACACCGAGGTCGGACGGCGTGCCGCCAGCAACGTCGATCGGCTTGTCGAGGTCGGGCATCTTGCGGCCGACGATCGTCGTCACCGAGGGATCCGCGGGCATCAGCGTTGCGTGGACCGGGTCGTTCGGGGTGTTGAACGTGTAGTAGGAGAGCCCCTGCGCCTTGCGGGTGTCCTGCACTTTGGTGAAGGCCGCGCGGGCGTCGGGCGTCATCGTCGACAAGTCGATGTCGATGGCCTTGCCCGTCTCGTGCTCGCTGGAGCCAGGCGGAGCCACCGGGAACGGGTTGGACGCGCGGGCCGCGTACAGGCGGGCTTGCTCGTCCTTGGTGCGCACGCCCGACGTGATGGCCGCGTCGAGGGCGTCACGCCCGGCGTCGTCGGGGATGGCCTCCTTGGCCGCCTGTAGAGGCTCCTGGAGGTCGCTGGTCAGCACCGGGGCGCTGCGCTTGGTGTAGCTCGGCACGGCGTTGGTGATGGCGTCCCGTGCGGCCGAGACCGGCACACCGAACGGTGCAGGCATCAGCGGCGCGGGCGCAGGTGGCGTCGAGGGCTTGTCGTCCTCGGGCTTGGTGACGAAGTCCGTGCGCGGTGGCGCAAGCAGGTCGAGCACCGGCGCGGGCTTGGGCGGCACGTACCTGGGGATGTCCTGGAACGACGCGGTCTCGTCGACGCCATCGACTGGGATCGCAGCCGCGGGCATGCGCTGCACGCTGGGGCCGGACAGCTTGCCCAACCAGTCGTTGGTGTCCGACAGCGGCAAGAGGGTCACCGGCGTGGCCGGGATGACCGACGCGGGCAGTTGCTCGCCGGGACCGACGAGGCGGTCCAGTGCGATGTTCCGATCGAAGTTCTTGTCTGCGGTGTCCCGCGCAGTGGTGGCGAGGCCTGTCAGCCCCTGCACGCCCGAGGAGAGCGCACCGGACCATGCCTGGGCGTTGGCCGCGTCACGCGCTGCTTTGATGCGCTCGCGTTCGAGCTGCTTATCGGCGAGGCCCGCGGCGGTCATGATCGCGAGGTAGCTGCTGTTCAGGCTCATGACGACGTCCTCACTGCAAAGAGCGTGTTGACGACGACGAAGTTACTGGAACACCCAGTATTTGCCGTCGTTGTCGACGAAGATCTGTCGGTCGACCCAACCGCCCTTGACGCGGTCGACGCCCGAGACCGTCTTGCCCTTGAAGCTGAAGCCAGCGGCCTCCATCTCGGCGCGGGCTGCGGCGTTGGCGACGTAGGGCCGCTCGATCGAGCCAGGTGGGTTGTCGGCATCCCACCAGAAGAGATCCTCGCCGGCGTTGTTCGATTCGTACTTGAGGGCTTCATCGCTGCGCTTCGCTGCGGCGCGATCGGAGTTGTACTGGTCCGGTGTCTTGCCGGTCTCCGACGGTGGCGGGCCCACGTACTTGTCGCCGTCGAGGTCAACGCCGTCGGCCAACTCCTGTTCCCAGATGGCTGCCTTCCGCTGTTGCGTCTGAAAGGTCTCGTCTGACTGCTTCTGGCGAAGGTCAGCCATCGTCTCTGTCGTCGTGCGGTCGGCAGTGCGCGTGATGTCGCCTTGCTCGGACGCTGCTGCGCCAGAGAGACCCATGCCGCCCAGGTTGGCCTTCGCCTGCGCCTGTTGGAGCTGCTGCGCCTTGCTGGCCGCCAGCTCGTCTTGTGCGGCCTTCGTCTCTGCTGCTTGCTTCTCTTGCAAGGAGATGATCCCGTCGAGGTCGGTGTCCGCGGGGTCGTGCGACGTGTCGACCGCGGGTGCAGGTGCTGGCGCCGCACGGCCCGTGGGGTTGAGACCACTCGTCTTGGTGCCCGTCGCCGTCTTGGTACCTGTCGCGGCCTTCGCCACTGAGACGAGGTCGTGCTCGTCGTCATCTGCGGTGAGGCCTTGCAGCAGCGAGGGGTCCAGCTTGGCCTTCGCGGCGGTCTGTGTGGTGTACCGGCTGATTGCCATGGTTCCCTGCTCCTATGCGCGGCCAATCCAGACGAGGGCGTAAAGCTTGCGGGCGTTCGTCGCGGACGCGTTGGCCAACACCAGCGAGTAGTCAGACGATGTGCTGGTGGTTGTCCCTGCACCTGACGTCAGGCTGACGTTGAGCGCGCCCGAGTCGGCCGATGCCTGCGTGACGCCCGCGACGTTGGCGGTCACCGTCGTCAGTGTGCTGCCGCTCTGGTCCTTGAGGGTCGCGGTGCACGTCGTGCCCGTGGTCGCGTCCATCGCGGCATACAGGTAGATTCGCGTGATGCGCGACTGCGCGCGGGCGCTGGCAAAGCGCGGAATCCAGAAGGTGCGTGGGTTGGCCGGTGAGCCGGACACCACGTTGTGCTTCACGAACAGCAGCGGCGTCGGCGCCACGAGCGCTCCGCCAAACAGGTTTGCTTGCGCTGTCAACGCGCTGTTGTTCGCCGCGATGATCGTGGCGTCAGGTGCGTTGGATGCACGCAGCAGCGTCGGGCTGAACAGCGGCGAGCTGGCCGTGCCGGCCGTGTTCCAACGGTCTGTTGACACGAGCAAGACCAGATCGCCGCGCTGGATGTTGAACACCGACGACGACGACAGCACGAATTTGTACTCGGTGCCCGCGCTCAGCACGAAGCGGTCGTTGGAAGACAGCGACGTGTCCGTGGTCGCGACCGTGATGGCTCCGCCGGTCGTCAGCAGCGGCGCCGACACGCCCGAGACCGCCGCGCCCGCGCTCGTGGTGAGCGTGATCTTGACCTCGGCCGAGCACGTCATGTTGGCGCTGAAAATCGCAGCCTTGACGACGCACGGCACGGGACACGTGAAGCGATAGGTCAGCTCCTCCGTGGATGAGCCGTTGGTGTAGCTCGTCGTCGTGTCCTCGTTGAAGGGGAACGAGACCAGGCCGTCTTGCCAGCGCTTGGATGCCGCGTCGTCGATGGCGTCGGCCGCGTACAGGTAAAGGTCGTTGATGTCCCCGCCGTCCAGGAGGTCCCCGGTCGTGAACGTGATCGGGTTGAGCGCTACGTGCATGGTCAGCCTCTGTTGAAGTAGCTGCGCAGCACCAGCGTCACTTGGATGGACGAGGGCGTGGCCGTGCTCGTGGTGGAGACGGTGACGACGACGGTGGCGCCCTTGGGCAAGAGGCGCAGCGCTGGGTTGCTAGCCATGTAGCTGGCTGCGGCGTTGGCCCTGCTGTTGTCGTAAAGGATGCGTGTCAGTTTGGCCGCGCCGGTGACCACGGTCTGGCTAACCGCGAGGGGGAAGGCGTCGAGGACACCCGCGCTCGTCAACGCCACGTTGACGGTCGACCCGTTGGTGAGGTCGTTGGCCACGGCCACGAGCGACTCAACGAAGCAGTCGAAGGGCACGACGAAGATCGCCTTACTGCGCTGCGCCGACGTGGGCGTGCCGCCGCCCACGATGTTGAAGAACGTGTGCGTCTGCTCGTGGCCGAGCGGGCCCTGACCGTTGTCGGCACCCACATTGAGGAGCGCCGTCGAGGTCATCGTGCCCAAGTCGAATGCGAGCACTGGGTTGCCATTGGAGATTGCCATTACATGCGATCCCTTCGGGTCGTGCCCTGGCCCTGCACCTCGACATCAACGGGGCCGAGGCCTCGGTCACCACCATCGATCGAGACCTCCACCTCAAGGTCCGTCACGCGCTGGTCGCACTGCATCCGGGTCGTGCGCAGCTCGCGCCCGTTGAGCTGGCCCGAGGCGGACCAGAGGCCGGTGCCGATCACGACGTCACGTGTCTTGGCTGGCGTCGTGTTGGTGCGTGTGGCTGCGCCCACGGACATGCCAACGGGCTGGCCCACGTTGTCGGCCTTCACCGTGATGCTGCGGATTGTGGGCGTCTGGTCTGGTGGCACCTCGATGCGCGAGGCAGCCACGCCACGCACTGCCGTAGCGTCGAAGTCCGTGGAGCCGAGGTACTGCACGACCCGGTTGGAGAGCACCGGGAAGTCTTCGCCGTCGCGCGAACGCAGCATGCCGACGACGTCGAGGGGCGCGCCCGTCTGCGTCCACAGCACCGAGCGGAATCCATTGCGCACGTCGATGTGGATGGCGTGCTTGCGCCTCGTTCCGAACGACAGCAAGAAGCCCGTTGACGTCGGAAACAGGCGTCCGTCGCGATAGTCGCTCATCTCCCCGGGGAAGCTGAGGTAGCGCTTGCCCTGGTAGGTCATGAGCGGCACGCGGGTCTGAACGCCACCGGCGATTGTCACCAGACCGTCACGGGCCAGGCAGGCGATGACGCCGTTGGACGTCACTGCGTTTCCCGGGCGCGAAGGGTTGAGACCCGTCAACGTCGAGATGAAGCCCGTGACCGTCTGGCCCTGGCCCAGCGCATCCGCAGCGATGACGTACGTGTCTTGCGACGTGAAGACGTACAGGGCGCCATCGGGGCCCGTGAAGTGATCGAAGATCACGCCACCGAGCGGCACGACGTTCTTGGCCACGTAGGCGCGCGGGTCGGGCTTCGGCGGGTCGTTGAACAGCAGGTTGTTGCCGACGGCGATGGGCGAGCGGTCTCCCCACGCCGTGATGTGGCCCGGTGGGATGTCCAGCGACGTCGTGTCCGGGTTCGCGCTGGTGCTCTTGAGCGCCTGCACGAGGCCACCACCAACGAGGCCATAGAGCGGCCCGGAGAACGACGGGCTGTTGATCATGACCTGGTTGAGGGTCACTGCCTTCGTCACGACAGGGCGGCCCTGTGTAGGGCCGATGGGCAGCGAGAACACGGAGTTGAATTCTTCGTCGACCACCTGGAGCGTCACGACGCTCGTCGTGGTGCTCTGCTCAAACAAGTAGTGCCAGACCTCGGTCGTGGACTGCGACTCGATGGACCAGCCAGCGACGTAGGCCGTGCCCGCGGTGGGCGTCTTCGCCGAGACCAGGCCTCGACGCGTGCGCACCTTGGCGTCTCGCACGACGAGGTTGTGCAACTCTGCGGTGGCGGGGTCCCACAGCATGGTCAGACCTCGTCCACGATGGCTGTGCACGCCCATGAGATGTTCTGGCCCGCGGCGCCCGCGGCGCGCATGCGGATGTTCCCCAATGCGCTGTCGATGGCTGCGGCCCACGTGGCATCATCGAGCGTGCTGTTGTTCGTCAGAGTAGCGCCCGTCGTCACCACGCCCGTGCTGCTGACCTTGAACATCTGTTGGATGATCCAGGTATCGGTCTGGCCGGGATCGGTGCCGTTCGTGCGCCTGCCGATGGTGCGCATGGTGATCAAGTAGCTCTTTGAAGGCGCAGGCGTGAACTGCGTGATGGTGATCGAGACCGCGCCCGACGTCGTCCCCGTGCCCTGAACGGTGAACTCGTTGCAGCCGTTGCGTCCCTGCACCGTCGTGAAGTCGATCGAGGACAGCGACGACGGGTAGGTACCAACCACGAGGGGCCGGGCCAGCACGTTCTCTTCTGCTGACGTCGCGGCCAGGTACACGTCGCTGGCGCCCAGCGCCGAGATGGCCGTCACGCCAATGTACGTGTTGCCGTCGCTGCCTGCGGCGTTGTCGACATGCGTGGCGTACACGCCACCTGTGAGGTCAACGCAGTTGCTGCGCTGGAGCGTGCAGCGCTGCAAGACGGCCTGGCCGAAGCCCGGCGTGATGAACGTGGAACCCCGCTGCAAGAGGAACGTGCAGCCCTCGACGACGGAGTCCGCCCACGTCGGTGCACCTCCGTCGCCCAGGACGAAGTCGTGGACGAAGTCCGCATAGCAGTCGTGGAAGTCGACGCGCCGGAGCGTGCTCGTGGCGTCGGCGCAGCGGATGATCAAGTCGGGGAACGCCGTGAACCCGCACCCGCGGAACGCGATGCCCTCGACGGTCACGCCCGCGGCCACGGTGAAGAACTCGGTAAGCGTCACCGTCGCGGCGGCAACGAACCCGTAGCGTGAGCCGCCATCGATCGTGACCCCGTAGTTGCCGCTCAGGACGAAGCTGCGGGTCGGCGTGATGTCGGCGCCGAGTCGAATGGTGGAGACACTGCCGTCGGTGAGTGCCTCGCCCAGTACCGAGCGTAGGTCGTCCTCGTTGTACACGAGGCGGTCAGCGCCTTGCTGGCGGTCCGCAATGGGAGGGTAGGCGCGAAGCAACGCAGTGGCCTCAGTAGCAAAGAGCAATGGAATCGGGCGTCGTCGACGTCCAGGAGAGGCCGAGGGTGCCGTTGCAGCGCTGGCGCAGCGGCATCGACGTCCACGTGGGATGGCTGATGAGCGCCATGGCTGCCTTCTGTGCCTCGGCCTTGCGTATCTCCAGACCCTTGAGCACCTCGTTGTCGAGGATCTTCAGCTCGCTCGCTGCAAGGCAGCACATGTAAAGATCGAGCGGCGGGCACGAGACGATCGAGCTGCCCCAGACGAAGGCCGACGCGGGTGACGACGGAAACACGGGCCGTGGCGTGTAATTGATGACGAGCGTCTGGGTGCCCGAGTACGGGCCTGAGATGTCATGCGGCGCGATCGGATTGAGCGTCTGCCGGAACGATGACGACGACAGCGCGACGTTGTGGATCTTGAGCGGGGCCAGCGACGAGAGGTCTGCGACGCCACTTCCGTTCGTGGTGATCGTGGCCTCGATCATGAACAGCGTGGCGCCGGCGTTGACGGCCCACAGCAGCGCCTCGTACTGCGCGCTCGCCAAGCTGGCGTCGAGGTCCGAGTCCGCGAACAGCTCGCTGTTTCGGTCGTCGGCGAATGTGCGGACGCGAGTCCGTGCCGCAGAGAGCAACATCAGACCACCTCGACACGCCCACCGAGGAGCAGCACGGAGACGTCTTGGTCTTTGCGCACGAGGCGCTTCCACTCTTTGGCTTCATCGGCGCGCAGCAGAGCTGCATCGGCGTCGCGAGATGCGTCGAGGCGCGCGGCGCGCTCTGCATACATCGCCTTGACGGCGTCACATTCGAGAGGCCGACGCCCGTACACCGCAGCGAGGACGCCACGGTGATCGAGCACGTGAATGACCACGTGCTTGCCGTTGACCGGGTCCATGTGGTCGAGGCGCTCAATCCCGATGTAGTGGCCGGGCTGCACGGCAAGGCGCAGCGGCCCGATGGGCGTGTCGCCCAACAGGTCCTCGTCGTGGAACGGGTGCGGCTCGGTGCCGTCGAGCGGGTTGAACATGGGTGAGAGTGCGAGGCACGCGAGACGCAGGTTCAGAAATGAAAGCGGCCCCCGGAGGCGGGGGCCGTTTCACTTGCGCCATCAAGCGGCTTACAGCGCGGTCACGCCTGTCATGATGCCGATCGAGGCGCGCTGGTTCGTGTACAGGTTTCCGCGCCAGTCGATCTGGGTGCTGAACGAGTACGTGGTGCGGTCGACGAGCAACGGGTCACCAGCTTCTTCCTGGGGACCCATGGCCTTCCACACGGCCAGCTTGGTGGTGTCCCGGCAGTGGTAGACGATGGTCGACGCCGGGCACGAGATGTCCTCGACGACGGGCCGCCCGTGCAGCGTGAGGCCGGTCTTGCCCGACGCACGCGTCGCCAGGCCTTCGTACTTGTCACTGTTCACCGAGCCGAGGTCGTAACGGCCAGCGCCACCGAGGGCCGGAGCCGCACCACCCGACGAGAGCACCGACCCCTGGACGCCACCACTCACGGCGATCGCTGCGGCGGTCTGGGGACCGCACAGCACGTGGGTGAACTGGCTGCCCGAGATCTGCGCCAGGAGGCCCGTGAAGCCCGCAGAGGCTTCCTGGGTGAACGCCGCGCCCAGCGCCCGGTTCTGGCCGGTCCAGCCAGGCAGCGAGGCTGGTGCGATGCCGTGGAGGGTGGCTGCGGCACCGGTGCCGGCGATGCTGTCGAAGCTGATCATGCCGGAGAGCACCGTCGTCGTGCCGAAGCCAGGACCACCAGCGCCGCGGATGCGGAAGGTGTCGCCAGTGGCGATCGTGGTGTCGGTCAGCGCCGTCACCGAACCGGTGGCCGACGGCACGTCGTTGATGAAGCTGACGTTGGCTGCGACGTTGCTGGTGTACGCCACGGCCGTGCAGCGCACGACGTAGGTGTTGCCCGACGAGAGATCGCAGAAGTCGTATGCCGCACCCGGACGGAACAGCGACGCGTCGGTGAAGGCCACGGTGGCGGTCGCGTTGGCGGTCGTGGCGTTCCACGTCGTGCCCGCGCTCGGCTGCGGTGCACCACCGTAGATCGCTGAGTTGATCTTGCGGCTCAGCGCGCGGCTGCGGTTGTCGATGTTGCTCTGGAACATCTCGACCACGCCCTCGGCCGTGACTTCCATGTCGACGGCCGCGCGGCCCATCTGGACCACTTCCACGAAGGGCTGCGGCAGCACGCGTCCCTTGCTCGGGATGTCGGCGCCACCGGCGGGCAAGTTGCCGAAGTCGCTGACCATGCCGCCGGCGAAGTTCTCGGCGGGGAACACGGTGAACGTCAACTCACCCTTGACGTTCGTCTTCTTGTCGAGGATCGAGTTGTCCGCCATGAGCGGAGACGACGCCTGCAATGCAGTCATGCATCGTTCAGGCGCGAATTCACGGATCAGCGTGCTGAGTGCGTTCGCAGTGACGTTCGTGACGGCCATTGGAGATCAGCCCTTCGCCAACATGGTCTTGACGTATTCGACCATGCTGGCCTCAGTGTTGGGTGGGCGCGTCGTGGTGGCGGTCCCGCCACGCACGTGCGGAGGCGCCTCGGGCCGCTGCCCCGGCGAAGCCGAGAACAGCGACCGGAGGCGTTCGTGGAGCTGAGCTGCAACGGCGTGGGGGTCACCGTTCTCGCTCTTCAGCATCGCGGCCTTCAGCATCTCGAATTCGACGCCGGGGTACCGCTGACAGGCCTCGCGCATCTGATCGCGAATGGCCGCACGCTTCTCCGACAGCTCGGCTTGCGCGCGCTGCTGCTCCAGCTTCTGCCGATGCTCTTCCTGGACAGCTTCAAACGCCTTGCGAGCCTCTTCCTGTAGCGCGTAGCTACGGAGTTGCTCGTCTCGGGGATCGGAGCTGTTCACGCGTGCTTTGATCGTCTCCAGCTCTTGCGTCAGGAGACGGATCGCGGCGTCACGTCGAGCGACTTCAAGACTCGTTGAGTTCAACGCGTCCTGGATGCGCTGCGCCTTTGCCCTCTCGCGGTCCAGACGAACCTGGAGCGCGGCGGGAGGCATCGAGACATCGGTCTTCTTCTTCGCCTCTTCACCGGGGGCGCCTTCCGTCTCACCGGCACTGTCGGGCTGTTCCGCGTTCGCCTGTTGGCCGTCGCCAGGCTGCGCGTGTTGCGGGGCCGCTTGCGAGGCGGTCGCCGCGTCCTGGTGCCTCGCCACCGACGCAAGCATTCGCTCGTGCTGCGACGGAGGAGGAGTACCAGTGGTGACCGGTGACGACTCGGTCTTTGCGTCTGCGCCGTTTCCAGCGCCAGCGGCTGCTGTGGGTTCCATTCGCCAGAGGTGACGTGGTCACCGGAGGCGCAGCGGAGAATCACCCGAACCGATGGGACGGAACCGCGCAGGGCGGACGTCGTCACGGTGTTTTCACGAGCACGTTGCTGACGAGGCAGCCGCACATGTTCGTTCCTGACTGGAAGCTGCCGATGCGCGCGTACGTCATCGCTGCTGACATCAAGTTGACTGTGGCGTCGGTGGCCACCGTGCTGCCGTCGACGACAAGCGCCGCGTTGTTCGACGCGATGACGAGCGCGTGGGTGTGCTTCTCGCCGTTCATGATGTCGGTGCCGCCCGAGAAGCCGAGCTGGTTCACACCGCCCACGAACATGTTGCCGGCCGCTACGTCCGCTCCGCTGATCACCGGGTACACGCTGTCCGTGTTGGTGCCCGAGGCGCTGGAGATCCAGAGCGGCATCGACGACGCAAGCAGGTCATAGCTGCGCGACATCATGTCGTAGCTGACCGTGAACGGCAGGCCGGTGGCGGGGAAGCTGCCGGTCAGGTCATAGTCAAGCGAGTCGATCGTGCGTGTGATGCTTGCCGTGGTCGTCGTGACGTAGCTCGACGGCGCACCGTCGCTGACGATTTCGAGCTGAGCGCCCCACACCAACGTTGACGTCGTGGATGCGTCGCCGGTGCTCGTTGGATCGCTGTCGGTGCTCGCGCAGTACACCGCCAGCGTGTGGCTGGCTGCGGTGCCCGTGAACTTGATCGAGCACCGGAACCAACCGTTGCCGAAGGGCTCGATCAACGCTTCTGCGATCGAAGATTGCACTGTGCCCACAGCGCCCGTCGCCAAGTTGAACCAGGCGCGTCCCGTCGTCGAATAGAAGCCGTCCTCCAGGATGACCATGGACTGGTTGCCGGCCTTCACGAAGCAGGAGAACACGTGCGTGGCCGCAGTTAGCGTGAAGGTCTGTGCAAGCGCGTGCAGGCCGGTCGTCGCGTCGGCCACGTACGCATCGGCTGTGGCGTCGAGGCTGGGCGCGGCCGTCGCGTTGGGCGTGATCGTTCCAGCCACCTTGGTCCAGGAGGCGTTGTCGAACGTCTCCGACTGCAAGCAGAGGTTCGTTGCCTGTGGCTCAAGAACAGCGCCGGTTAGGAAGGTGCCTCCAGCGACGTTCTCTCGACGACAGAGACGCGGCCAGTTGGCTCCCGTCAAGAAGAGCTGGCGGACCGAAGGGCCCGTGCTGACCACTCGATCCAGGTAGGCAATGGACGTGCGGGTCATCGTGGTGGGCGTGGGCTTGCCGCCAGTGCTCGCTGAGGCATAGCAGCCCGTGAGACGCGCGAAGCGCTCTTGGGCGACGGCCAGCCATTGCGCGGCGTTGCCGCCAGCGGTGCCAGCGAACCAGGAGGGACGACGCCACATCCGGGCGAAGCCGAGGGACGCATCGGTCTTGCCGTTCGCGTCGGGCTGCGCGCCGATGGCGAAGACGTTTGAGGCGTCGATGCTGTTCGTTGGCGTCGTCGTCGTGATGATGAGCTGACCGTTGACGAAAACGCTGCACGAGTTGGCGCCTTCGGAGCGGTCGGAGAAGGCGAGCACGTGGTACCAAGCGCCCGTGTTGGACGTCCATCCGGGCGTTCCGTTGGTCGTCCCGTCGGAGAACACCAAGCGCGCGGCCGTCGCGCTCGTTTGGTCCATCTTCCAGCCGAGGGCCACGCGGTTGCCGATGAGCTGCCCGGCGCTGCCCGCGCGGTAGAGCATCTCGATCACGAAGTCATCGGTGCCCAGGTTGCCGTCGCCGTTCGTGGCTGAGAGGTACACCTTGCCGGTCGTGACGAAGGCCTGGGCGCGCTCCGTTGACGTCGTCACCGGCGTCAAGGCGCTCGTGGGCGTCGCACCCGTGCTGCCGATGCTGAGTGACGGGCCGGCCACGGGTGTCCACGTTGTGCCGTTGGCATCCTCGCCGCGGTACGCCAGCGTGGGCGCGACCGCAGTGCTGTTGACCGTCAAAGTGTCCGACAGATTGGCGTTGCCCGAATCGCCGGTCAGCGTGGCGAACATCGTCACCGGCCCGCTTGTACCGCTGGCCTTGCGTGCGCCCTGGCTTATGCCAGCGCGGTAGACATTGGGGCGGGCTTTGAGCGAGGTCCACGCCATGGTTCACCGGTCCGAGGCGACGGCCGCGAAGGTTGTGGCTGCGCCGCTGCCCGCGACGAGCACGCGCATCGGGCCCTCGACGACGAACGACTCCGATGCGCCAGGCATGACGATCATCGCGTTGAGCGACGCGGTGGTTTCGCTGGCCGGTGCCTGCCCATTCGGCACCACGAACAACGCAAGCTGCTGAGTGGCGTGAGTGTTCACGATGCGGATGCGGCGCGACGTGATGCCTGTGGTGGTGGCCAGGTCCGTGAAGAGCACGGCCGACGCCGTGCCCACGGTGTTGATGAGCGCGGGCGTCAACGCCGCGTTGACGGGCCCGAAGGCCGCACGAAGGACCGAGTCTGTGGAGATCATGAGGGCAGTCCTCCGGGCACCGTCGTGGGCACAGCAGGCGTCGGTGCCGACGCGACCGGTGCAGGTGCTGCGTTAGGTTGCGCGGGCGCTTGCTCTGCGCGGGGCGGAGCGGCGTCGTCGTGGTGCTCGGCCAGGTCGTCGATGAGCTGCCCGAGGGCGTGCAGCGCGAGCCAGTCGGCCTTGTTGCCGAGGGCGTGGGCCTTCGCGCGGGCCAGCTCGTCGTGGAAGACGTCCACGTCGAAGTCCACGCCCGGGCGCGGGTCGGGCAGCGTGTGACCGGCCAGGTACTGCGCGATGATCTGGCGCGAGATCTTGCGCGACATCGTGTAGCCCGCGGAGTGTGTGGCCTTGTCGACGTCGGCGCGGGTCCCCGTGCCTTGCTGCAAGTCCTGCTTCGCGGTGGCCTGTTCGACGGCGTCCAGCTTGTCCAACTCGGACGCCGCTTCCAGGCGAAGGTCGACGCCCTGCACGTCCGCACCACTGAAGCTGACGACGGTGGCCTGGTCGGCGTCGCCGATCTTCATCTGGCGTGCCGTCGTGTAGAACCTCGTCACCAGCGCGAAGAACAGCCGGTAGGCGTCGAGGACCATGTTTTCGAGAGAGCGCTGGGCGTCGGCGTTCTTGCTGGCGTCCTGCTGATCGATCAGCTCCAGCGCCTTGCCGCTGTACGTGCGGTTGGTGACGCCCGCGCTCTGGTCGTTGAGACCGATGATGCCGGGGATGGCCGCTTCGGCTTCGGCGCGCATGCGCGCATACGCTGTTGGCGGTTCGGGGATCGTGAGGATCTCGATCCCGCGTCCACCGGATGGGTCCATGGGCGAGTACCCAAAGATCTGGTCTTCGCCGGGCAGCCACTTCTGTGAGAGGTCGGTGGGCGCGACCAGCTTGACGCCCGCGGTCTTGCGCAGGTGGGCCAGCTCGCGATTCAGCATCTCGTTGATCAGGCGCTGCTGCCCGATGACGTCGGAGAGATTGGTCTCGCCATAGGCCAGGCCGCGCACCGTGCGCACGCGCATCAGCACCAGCGGCAAGAGGTACTCGGGCTTGCTGCTGTCGTTCTCAACGACAAAGGGGAAGTCGAGCGAGTGCAGCAGCTCACCGGCCAGGAACAGCGCATAGAGCCCACGAGGGAAGTCGCGGGTGGGCCGGTGATAGAACTCGTGCACCAGCACGCCGTCGGCCTCGACGCCATTGGCCTGCTTGTAGGGCTCTTCAGACGGCGTGAACGCCTTGTCGGTTCCGAAGCGCTCCACGAGGTCCAGGGCCGCCTCGACGTCCACGTGCTTGACGAAGATGCACCAGCGCCGCTCGGTGGGGTCCTGCTTGTTGTCGACGTAGAAGTCCCAGATCGTCTGGGGCGTCCACGTGATGCGGTCCTCGTCGGAGTCGTACTCAAGGCGAAGCCCAGCGGTGCCGGCGACGCATGCTTGCTGCACGATGTGGCCGATCAGCTCCGCGGTCTTGTCCTCGGTGATCGTGAACTCGATCAGGTTATTGGCCAGCTCCGCGCGGTAGACGTCCTCGGGATCGTCCGACGCCGGGTAGGCCGTGGCCGAGACGCGGGCCTTAGACAGGTACGCGGCCCAGACCTGCATGGTCCCGCGGCACACGTTCATCGTGATGCGCGGTAGGTCGTCGTTCCAGTCGTCGGGCTTGTAGATCGTCGTGTTTGGTGTGTGCTGGATGGAACCAAACTGCCGACCAGCAACGTACGCCTCATTGATCTCGGCTTGGGCACGCGAGTCTTTGGCTTGCGCTTGTCCGCGCATCAAACACGTGTTGAACAGCGTGCGGATCTTGTCTGGTGTGGCAGCCATGGGTGCGTGCCTCACTCAGCCAGGAGGTCTTGAAGCGACTGACGACGCGCGTTCATCTCGGCCAGCGTCCGCTGACGAAACGCGTCTCGCTGCGCCAGCTTCTTCTCAGCGTCAGAGGCGATGTTGCCGCCGACCTGCTGACCGATGGCCGAGCCGAGGGCACCACCGACGCCAGCACCCGCACCCATGGCCGGGATGGCCAGCGCGGGGCCCACGCCGGGCACGAGGGCCAGGAGGGCGCCCGCGGTGCCGCCGGCGACGGTGCCGATGGTGGAGCCGATGGCCTGGGCTTGCCCGGGCGCTGCGGCTTCGGTCTTTGCTGCTTCCAGCTCGTCGGGCGAGGCGAGCAATTCAGCGAGGGTTGGGTATCGCATGGGCCAGGGTGTGCGGCCCGTGCGTCAAGTGCCTGTTGGTCACGCCATCCCGCGCCGACGCTCAGGTCCAGGCACGTACACCTTGGTGCGGTCAAAGGACTCTGGTGGCGCCTGATAGGGGTTGTGCTTGCGCCATATGAGAGCGTGGCCGAGGGCGTTTATCAGGTCGTCACGGCCGTGGTACTGCCCGTGAAAGTCCACAGTGGACGACGTGATCTCGGCGATCAGCTCAGGACCAGCGAGGACGAGGCCGGACTCGATCGCGTGCCGCACGTAGTCCATGCGGTGCGGTTTCTCGTTCCAGTGTGAGAAGCACGGGTGCACCGGCAAGCGCGCGCTGGCGAGGTTGATTGCGACGCGGTCACCGAGCGCCTTGCCGCCATTGGTCTCCACGCACACCTTGACCGGGTTCCAGCGCTGCGCGGCCACGATGACGACCTGCTCCAGGTCGGGCAGCGACGTCGTGTTGTTCATCCACGTCGCCAGCATCGCGCCGGTGCGGTGCGAGATGACCGCCAGGGCCGCGTAATCCGCCCCGACGCCGTGGCTGATGTCGAGGCCGAACACCGGGCGGTCCGCGGGGTCGGGCGAGCTGTAGAAGCGCCACGAGCCTTCCTGGCGCGGGCGTGCCTCGACGTAGTTGTGGATCCACGTGCCGATGGCCGTGGCGAAGGCGTCGTCCGACGTGATCGGGAACTCACGCAGCGTCAAGAACCTGTTGTTGTCCTTGACCGTCCGCAGCTTGAGGTACCAGTAGGCAGCGTGTGGCCGACTGGTGAAGCCCTCTGCTTGCGCGGTGGCCCATTCGTCGTCGGACAGGTAGTCCGGGTCGTGCTGGTAGGCGCCGTGCATTTCGAAGGGCAGCCACACCCGGTGCCAGTCGTCGGTGCCGGGCATCGGGTTCCCGTCGACGTCGAGGCCGGTCCACAGGCGCTTGTACGCGGTGTCTCCGGCGGCCGCGGTCGACTCGATCACCATGGGCGAGTTGGGCGACAGCGAGTCCGAGACCGCCGACAGCACGTCGCTGGCGCGGGCGAAGCGAGCGAACTCGGTGATGTGCACCCGCTGGAAGGAACGCGAGCGGCCCACCTTGCTGTCGCCGGTGCTGGAGTGCGACAACGCCGTGAAGCCGAGGATCTCAGAGCGGTTGGGCAGCACCAGGCGCGTCTCATTGGCGACGACGAGCGGCACACCGAGGTCAGAGCACCAGCCACGGATCTTGCGCAGCAAGCTGATCGTCGACTGGTGATCGTGGGCGATGACCGCCACGGCCTGGTCGGGCCGGGTCATCGCGTGCACGAGATCTAGAAAACAACATATAGTTGATATGCCAACCTGTCGTGGTTTCAGCACGCAAACGCGCGGGTACCGCAGCATCGCGCGCAGCACCAACCGCTGCTCCGGGTTGAAGTGGAAGCGCGTGGTGCGGTCGGTGGACTGGTCGACGATGCGCACGAGCTGGGCGAGGCGCTTCAGCTTCTTGCGGTCGAGGTCCGGGTACGGTCGGCGCTTCTTGCGCTTCTTGGGTGCGGTGGTGGTGACGACGTCAGCGGCAGCATCCATCTGGGAGGGTGCCGGCCAGTGTCGTCGTGCCGCGGATGATCAAGCCACGGTCGACGACGTCCCTCTCAAGTGACCCGATAGTCGTCAGACAAGACCGACACTTCGCAGCCGCGTCCCCTGACCTTCGGCTTGATCTGCCGATAGCCACCGGTCTTGACGAGGACACCGCTGCGATGCGCCGCCGTCCACACCGGCAGGTACCGCGCGTGATCGCGGGCCTTCATTGCGCCGCGGGGGATCATGCGGCCCGTGGCCCGCTCCGCGGCAAAGGCCTCGGGGTAGCGGTCGACCAGGGTCTTGAGCGTGGCCATGTCGGCGAGCACGACGTCATCGGCGAGCGCGGGCGTGGTGTGCATGGGCGCTCCGTGACGTCGAGGGCGGTGGCCGACGCCCGCGCCGACCGACACAGGCACGGACAGACTGCCGGCGCGGGCGCGGCCACCACGGTGAGGATGCGCCGCACGGTGGCCCGCGCCGTCGACGACGAAGAAAAAGAAGAAGGCGCCGGGGCGCGGGCCACTATGGCCAGGCTGTCACGTCGTCGACGACCATGGCCAGCTAGGTACCGGCACCTGACGTCGTCATGCGTGCTCCGCGGTCGTGGGCGCCGCCGCCTCTGGCACCAATGGAGATCGCTCCGGCGAGTCGCCCGGGCGGCCCATGAGTGCCGACACGCAGCCCGTGATCTCGTCGTCCCATGCAGCTCGGTGGATGGCGAGGTACCTCAGCAGCATCTGGACACTGGGGTCGTTCGGCGTCAGGGCCGCGCCTGCATTGCGCCTCTTCGCGACGGCATGGACCAGCCACATCATCGTCGCGACGGCTTCGCGCACCGCTGGATCGTCTTGAGGTCTGGCTGTCGTGTTCATGCCGCGGCCTTGAGCGCAGGGCTGTCGTCGAGCGAGACGAAACCCACCTCGTCGTCGGCCACGAGGGCCGAAGCGACCACGGGCCGGCCGGCCAAGGTCACCGGCCGCAGGGAGACCTTGACGCCAAGGTCCGGGGCCACGGGCACCATGTCCTTGGCGTTCTCCGGCGTGATGCGTTGCACGGGACCGGTGTCGACGACGCCGAAGACTTCGCGCAGGAACGAGTGCGCGGCCGGGCTGACGACCACCACGGTCGTGGCGGTGCCTCGGTCATTGCGTCGCTGGATCGCCGCGACGACAGCCTCTGCGCTGACCTGGCCAAGGGTCTCGATATCGAGCTTGCTGGTGAGCTGAACGGAACGGGTCATGGTTGTGTCCTCCACGTCGAGGGTGACGCCGTGGACCGTGGGCTTGCCTGCGGTGTTGTGCTTCGACAGCCAAGCGATCGTCGAAGCGGGTAGGACGACAGGCCAGTTGTCGAGGGCGCTGCGCGCGGGCATCGTCGGCCCGTGAACGACGACAAGGACAAGCCAAGGGCCACGTGCCCGGTCTGCTTCGGGACCTACGCGCTGCGCGCCAAGGCCGGCGCGATGGTCGTCGTGCTGCATGGCTACAGGCGCCCGGGCACCGGTGAGCTGCGCGGGCAGTGCCCGGGCGTGGGCTTCGCCCCGTGGGAGGTCAGCAAGGCAGGGGCCGAGGCGTACCTGGCGACCATCGACGACCACGAGGCGCGGGCCGTCGACGCGCTGAGCGCCACCGAGACCAGCGATCGGATCGTGGTCTGGACCTATGAGCGGTCTGGCGACGCCTACCGTCCCACGACCATCACGCTCGACGGCGTGGTCACCGTGGACGAGACCGGGCCGGGCGTGCCCTACAGGCAGGCGCGCCAGGCGCGGAGCGCCAAGGCCGGGCTGGTGGCGTGGCAGCGGGTGCACGTCGACACGGTGGCCAAGGCCGCGAAGGTGGCGCAGCGCCGCAAGGCCACCGAGGTCACCGAGGCG